TCGTGGTCCTCGCGCTTTCGACCGGTATGCGAAAGGAGGAACTCCTCTCACTCAAGTGGAAGGACGTTGAGCTCGAGAAAGAGCGGATTATCCTTCAGCAAACCAAGAACGGCGACCGCCGAAATGTTCCGCTCAAAGGTGAAGCCCTGGCGCTCCTCAGGGAGCACTCCAAGGTGCGACGCATCGATACCGATTTCCTATTCCCCGGCGAGAAGCCCTCTCCCCAAAAGGAGTGTAAGCCTGTCCCCGTGAGTGAGCGACACTTCGATATCACCGCCGCGTGGAATGCTGCACGCAAGGCTGCCGAGTTGACCGACTTCCGCTTTCACGACCTACGCCACACCACCGCGAGCTATCTCGCGATGAATTCAGCGACGCTTGTCGAGATTGCGGGAGTGCTAGGGCATCGCGACCTTAATACCGTCAGACGGTACGCGCATCTCAGCGACAGTCACTTGGCTGATAAAGTTGAGAGTATGAACATGAGATTTATCAATGGAAAATAAGGTAGGCATGAATACAGCGGCATTTCATCTCCAGATTCGGGAACACGTCGAGATTCTACAGCTGAGGTTGCAGGAGGCGTTGCAGTCATACAAGGGCAGTAAATTCCAAGCCTATGAGGAGGAGAACATCGCCGACTTTCAGTCCCATCGGTCGCCAGGCGCTGGGCTAAACCATCGCCAGACGAATAAGTTCCCATCTTACAAGCCCCACGTGTTGAGAAAGGACGAGTGCCTCATCCAGGTTAAAGAGGCAATCGACGCGCTTGTTGTTTGGCTTCAGAGCCCTGGGGAGGACTTTCCACTCGAGAAAATGCTCTGGGCAGAGCAATGCCTTCTTCTTATCCGCACGCAGCACCAGGTCCCAGTTCAGACGAAGGCCGATGCTGTTCGATATAACGGGAGAGTCGTCAAACTTATCGACGGGGCCTACCAGAAGAACCGAACAGCGACAAAACTCGGTAAAGAAACGTTCTGGACTGATTATAAAATCCGGAAAGCAGTTGCAGGCTTCATCACCAAGTTTCCCGAAGAGTTTGGATTCGAGGGAGAACTTAAGGATGCCGCTACTTCCGGCTCAGTTAAGCCAGGTATCAAGGAGGCCATTAAAGACAGGGGCGTCCATTTTCCTCCCAAACCGAGGAACAAGGGGCGTGGTGGTAGCGTACGAGGACCTCGGTAGTAAAAAACTTTAGGGCTAAGACGTTTAGCCCTAATGCCTTCTCCCCAGCATTCTCTCAAGATTGCGTTGTTGGACAATGTTGTCCTGTAACGACATCGCAAGGTAAAGAGAATGCTTACAACCCCTTCTATCCACAGATTCATCCCACTTACCAAGTGGAACCAATACTATCCAGACCCTTCCGTCAGCGGCCTTCGCTGGCTCGTTTTCTCCAATCCGGAGTTCAACCGCAGATGCACTCTGCGTCGTGGTAAACGGGTGCTCATCGATGCTGAGGCCTACCACCAGTGGCTTGAGGAGCAGAATCCCGAAAGGGAGCTAATCGCAAAAGGCAGGGGAGTTCGTTCTTGAAACTGCCCCACCTAAAGAACGCCACAGACTCAATTCGGAGGGAAAGCAAATGCCACATCGCCCATTGAAGCCGTGCACATTCCCGAGCTGCTCTCGACTGGTCGAGAAAGGCTGTTGCGACCTCCACGCTCGAAGCAAGCGGGCTTTTTATAAGGCTCAAGACGAGAACCGAGGCTTTTATTCGTCCGCGAAGTGGCAGCGGTTACGAGGCTGGTTCATCCGACGCAATCCGGTCTGCGTTGTCTGTCTCCACCCTGCCGAGGTTGTCGACCATGTCGTCGCCATCAAGGACGGAGGCGAAGCACTGAACGAGGTGAACCTTCAATCACTTTGCAATCGCTGTCACCAGCGTAAACGGGGCCAGGAGGCTCACCACATAAGGGGAGGGGGAGTTAAATCTCTGGGGCCTCCTGTTCCAGACCGCCACCCCAGCCTCGCGCACACCGCCGCGAAATTTGGGGAGATTTTTTGTGGAGATACCTATGGGAAGAAAGCCAAAACCTAGTGCCTTAAAGCTCCTAAGTGGCAATCCAGGCAAGAGGCCACTCAATCCTGCGGAGCCGACCTACCGAGCAGATGCGGAGCTGCTACCGCCAGAGCACCTCGACGGAAAAGCTCGTGAGGAATGGCTGCGGTGTGCGCCGCTCCTTCGAGATGCGGGTGTTCTGACGACCATCGATAAGACCGCCTTCGCTGCCCTCTGTATGTGTTACTCACGGTGGATTGACGCCGAGCAACACGTCCGACGGGAAGGGTGCGTCATCTCCGGTAGTACGGGGAGTCCCGTAATGAACCCCTACGTCAGGGTTGCTGCTCAGGCACTCGACCAGATGCGAGCTTTGATGGGTGACTTCGGAATGACCCCGTCATCACGCAGTAGGCTTAGAGCTGATGGTGCCAGTGAGGACGAAGATGACCTTGAAAAGGAGCTCTTTGGATAATGACGACTAACATCGACGCTCAGTTCTGGTTTGACGACCGTGCCGCCGACCTCGCGTGCGCCTTCTTCGAGAAGTATCTGGTACACGTGAAGGGGGAATGGGCTGGACAGTCGTTTAAGCTCGAACCGTGGCAGCGGGACGGCATTATTCGACCGCTCTTCGGATGGAAGCGAAGGGACGCGGACAAGCCCGAAGAGTGCTCTCGCCGATATCGCACGGCCTACATCTTCGTTCCCCGAAAGTGCGGCAAGTCCACCCTCGCTGCTGGGATTGCCCTCTATCTCCTCTTCGCCGACCACGAGCATGGAGCGGAGGTATACTCCGCCGCCGCCGACCGGGAGCAGGCTGCAATCGTCTTTGAGGTAGCAAAGCAGATGGTGAGCGCGAATGCCTCTCTCTCAAAGAGGTCCGATGCCTTCAAAAGAGCCATAACCGTCTCCTCTACTGGGAGTACCTACAAAGTCCTCTCCGCCGATGCGTACACAAAGCACGGTCTCAACGCGCACGGAATCGTATTCGATGAGCTCCATGCCCAGCCTTCTCGAGAGTTGTGGGATACCCTCACAACCTCAACCGGCGCACGTCGTCAGCCCCTCGTAGTTGCTATCACCACCGCTGGATACGACCGCAATTCAATCTGCTGGGAGCTTCATTCCTACGCTAAAAGAGTCGCAGATGGCTCAATCGATGACCCATCCTTCCTCCCGGTTCTCTACGGCCTTGAAGATGACGATGATTGGACCCTCCCCGAGAATTGGGCGAAGGCGAATCCGAGCCTTGGGGTATCGCTCAAGCCCGACTACCTCCATCAGGAATTCAAAAAGGCGAAAGAGATACCAGCTTACGCAAACACCTTTCGTCGCTTGCACCTTAACCAATGGACCGAGCAGGAGAGCCGGTGGATTTCCTCCGAGGTGTGGGATTCGTGTGATGGAGCCGTCGACCTGGAGCGTTTAGCGGGACGCACCTGCTACGCAGGCCTGGACCTCTCCTCCACAACAGACATTACCGCCTTAGTCCTCCTATTTCCCAGTCCTGATGGTAGCTACGATGTGCTGCCGCACTTCTGGATACCTTCAGAGAATATCGGAAGACGGGAGCGGAAGGACCGAGTGCCCTATGCCGAGTGGGCAAGACAGGGATACGTCTATACAACGCCGGGCAACGTGGTGGACTACGACTTCATTCGAGCCAAAATCAAAGAGCTGTCCGAGCGGTTCAAGATAGCAGAGGTTGTGATTGACCGTTGGAACGCGACGCACCTCTCCACGCAGCTGATGGGGGACGGCTTCACCGTGGTACCATGGGGGCAGGGATTCTCGTCCCAATCCACCCCGACCAAGGAGCTTATGAACCTGCTTTTAGCTGGGAGGGTTAGGCATGGAGGGAATCCGGTCTTACGGTGGATGGCTTCGAATGTGGCCGTCGAGGAGGATGCCGCGGGGAACCTAAAGCCTTCACGGCGGAAGAGCAGCGAGCGAATTGACGGGGTCGTTGCTCTGATAAATGCACTCGGAAGGGCTGTTACCCTGCCTAACTCTCAGGCCAGCGTTTACGCGACACGGGGTATCCTGGTTCTCTAGGTTGAACTGGACTGATTCAGCTGGTGATACACCCCAAAAAACAGCCTTCGTAGAGGAATTCTGACCCTGGATTACCAGGGTATTACATTGTATAAACTGCCTGAATCTTTACAGTTTAGGCCAGTCATGAATCAACAAAACCTCTCCTCGTTTATCTGGTCAGTCGCCGACCTTCTTCGTGGTGATTACAAGCAATCTGAATACGGTAAGGTCATCCTGCCGTTCACCGTGTTGCGTCGTCTCGATTGTGTGTTGGAGAACACCAAAGCAGACGTCTTGAAAGAGCTAGAGGTGCGCACCAAGGCAAACCTCAATCCAGAGCCGTTCCTTCTACGCAAATCAGGACAGCTCTTCTACAACTCTTCACCTTTGGACATGAAGAAGTTGATGGGCGACCAGGACCACATCAAAGAAAACCTCTACGCCTACGTCCAGGGATTCTCGAGCGCTGTTAGAGATATCTTCGAGTGCTTCGATTTTCATACCCAAGTTGACCGACTCGCTAAAGCGAACCTTCTCTACCTCATCACCGAGAAGTTCGCGAACATCGACCTCCATCCAGAGGCAGTGAGTAACGCCCAGATGGGAGTGGTGTTTGAAGAACTCATTCGAAAGTTCGCGGAAATCTCGAATGAGACCGCGGGAGAGCACTTCACCCCGCGAGAGGTTATCCGTTTGATGGTGAATCTGTTGTTCATTGAGGACGATGAGGCGCTCACGAAGCCTGGAGTCGTTCGCTCGCTGTACGACCCGACCGCAGGAACAGGAGGGATGCTCTCAGTCGCTGATGAACACCTGAGCAGCCACAACCCAGATGCGCGGCTCGTGATGTACGGCCAAGAGCTCAATGCTGAGTCCTATGCAATCTGTAAAGCCGATATGCTTATTAAGGGGCAGGATGTAGGAAACATCATCCTCGGAAACACTCTCTCTGCTGACGGTCTGCCTGGTAAGCACTTCGACTATATGCTTTCAAACCCACCGTTCGGTGTTGAGTGGAAGAAGATTGAGAAGGAGATTCGGAAAGAGGCTGAGGATAAAGGCTTTAATGGTCGGTTTGGGCCAGGTCTCCCCCGCGTAAGCGATGGTTCGCTGCTCTTCTTGATGCACCTT